AAGTGTCTAAAATAAACGTAGATACTGATACTTCTGGATGGAGAGATAAAGATAAGGGTAAATTTGTAAAAATAAGACCTTGCAATGAAAAGTATGGTGGGAAAACTTATTTAGGAATATATTTAGGAGAATTACCTATAGGAAATATAATCTCTCATAATTCAAATACAAATGAGTTAAATGTTTCTTATGACCTTAATCCAGCTATATTTGTATTTGAATTTAATGAAATAATATTTGGTTGTCAAAGTTGGTGGGGAATAATAAAAAACGAACAACAATTAAAAGATATAAGCGATATAGATATAGATAATATTTGGTATGTTAAGGCATTGAAATCTTTAAATGAGATAGATAATTCTCATTAAAATAAAGTTTTTAAGAGAAATCAGATAATAAAAGGGAGATTTTAAATGGAGGATTTTATGTTAAATTGTTTACTTTTTATAGGTTTATTCCCTATTTTGGTTTTTTCCTTGTGCATTGGGACGACATTAATAGGAATATTTATAGAGAACATTAAAAATATATTAAAACAGATAAAACAATAATATCTAGGGGGGTATTATGACTAAAGATAAATATAAATATGTTGAAGGGTTATTAAGAAATTATAAAAAAAATAAATCAAGAATTAAAATATTAGAGTTAGGGTTAGTTACTGATGATGATTATACACTTTCTGCAATAGATTACTCAAAAGATAAAATACAAACTTCTAATAAAAGAGATCTATCTGATGCAATAGTTAAAAGAGAAAAAGAATTAGATAAACTTAAGTATGAGGTAAGTCTAACAGATGCACTTTTAGAAAGTTTGAATAATAAAGATAAATATATAATTGAAGCTTTTTACATAGAAAATATTAGAATGAATAAAATAGCAGTAAAATTAAATTACTATGAAACTAAAAGCGTATGGAATAACAAAGATAGAATAATGAATAGTTTAGTAGAATTGGTGTAGGTGTAAAAGCCTACTTTTTTATTGTCTAAAAACCTTAAAAGTATTGAAATTACTACATTCTTACCTTAAAATTGCATTTTATTTACAAATCAGATGTAGTATTATATTAACATAGATATTTTATGATAATTTCATAATTATTCTTAATCTCCTTATTACTTATATTATTTTTAATATTTTTATTTTGATTTTTTATCCTAGCATATCAGTTTAAATTGATGTGCTAGTATTAAAACTCAAAGGTGGTAGAGTTGAAGGAGAGAAAAACTAAGGTTAAAACTAAGGTTTGGAAGGATGTAGATGAAGTTATAAAAACTACTGTAGTTCCTAAAAAACTTAAGCGGTACGAAAGAGAAATGATAATAGTACCAAAGGGGGAAAAGGCATCTAGTTAATAGGTGTCTTTTTATTTTATTAAAAGGAGGTGGTCGCCTTGAGTTTGACCGTAAAACAAGAGATATTTGTGCAACGTCTTATTGAGGGCGATAGCCAAACTGATGCTTATAGATTTGCTTACAATTGCGATAATATGAAAGATGCTACTATAAGTAATAATGCCTATAAACTAATGCAAAACAACGAAATTTCAACGAGGTACCAAGAATTGCTTGATGAACATAAGAAGAAAGCATTGTGGAACAGAAGTAAAGCAGAAGAAAAGCTTATGTGGTTATTAGATAAATCACAAGAAGATATAGAATATAGGGGGTTGAAACAAGCTAACTCGAATTCAATGCTAAATACAATAAAAGAACTAAATACTCTCACTGATTTATACCCTAAGAAAAATAAAGAAGAAGATATTAATTTAGAAGATAGAGAAGCTGAAAAGATAGCTAATGCAATACTTGAATTGAGGAAAAGAAATGGAATTAGATAATTATACACCTAAACAAATTGAAGTATTAGAAAGTTTTGCAATAGATAATCCTAAAATTCTCATTTGTAGCGGGGCAAAAAGAGCAGGAAAAACTTTTATATTAATAAAAATATTTTTAGCTCATGTATCTTTGTTTAGAAATAAAGGAGTTAGCTTTATAATTGGTGGAACTACTCAATCTTCTATAAGAAGAAATATTTTAAATGATATGGAATTGATTTTAGGTAGAGAAATAACTCTAGGCAAGGATAGTTCTTTTAAGTTATATGGGAATAAAATTTATTGTTTTCATGGTGCTAATGCAGATAGTTATAAAGCTATGAGAGGGTTTACGAGTGCTGGTGCATTACTTAATGAAGCTACTACATTGCATGATAGTTTTGTAAAAGAAGCCATTTCAAGATGTTCTCATGAAGGTGCTAGAATTTTTATGGACACAAACCCGGAGAATCCTACTCATACGGTAAAAGTTGATTACATAGATAAAGACGGTCAATTATTATCTAATGGACAATTAAATATAAAAGCTTTTAATTTTACTTTATATGATAATACATTTTTAAATAAAGAGTATATAGAAAGTATTGAAGCCTCTACTCCTAGTGGAATGTTTTACGATAGAGATATATTAGGAACATGGGTTGCATCAGAAGGGGTAGTATATCAAGATTTTAATAAGGATAAACACTATATAAAAAATATAGATAAAGTTGATATTAAAAAATACTTTTGTGGCGTTGACTTTGGTTGGGAGCATTATGGCTCAATAGTAGTAGTTGGAAAAGATATAAATGATAATTATTACTTAATAAAAGAATATGCTTACCAACATAAAGACATAGAAGAATGGATTGATATAGCCAAAGAAATTAAAACTAAGTATGGTAATGTTAATTTCTATTGCGACCATGCTAGACCCGATTATATAGATAAGCTTAAAAGAAGTGGTATAAGAGCAATAAATGCTAACAAAGAAGTGTTAGAAGGTATATCAATGATAGCTAAGTTATTTAAAACAGATAAGCTTTTTATACTTGAAGATAATGTAACTAGATTTAAAGATGAAATATATAACTATGTATGGCAAAAAGGCAAAGATGATCCAGTTAAGCAATTTGATGATACACTTGATAGTTTAAGATATGCTATTTATTCAGAATCAAAGAGAACTGGCAAAATGTTTGATAGAAACAAATATAACGTATAGGAGGTGTATTATGAGAAAAATAAAAATAGATAAAGATTATACTTTAACTAACGATTTAATACTTGATTTAATAGATAAACATTCAACAGAAAAATCAAGATTAGAAAAGCTTCTAAGATATTACAATAATGAAAATGACAAGATAAGCAATAGAGTATATAAAAATAAAAATAAGCCACAAAACAGACTATCTCACCCTTACGCTCAATATATAACAGATACCGCAGTTGGCTATTTATTAGGTAAACCTATTGCTTATACTACAGAAGATAAAAAGCTTTTAGAAGAACTTACAGATATATTTAAGTATAATGATGAAGCTGATAACAATACAACTTTAGCAAAGATGGCAAGTATATACGGTTATGCTTATGAAATAATGTACATAGATAAATTTGCTAAGCCTAGATTTAAAGCAATAGATCCTAGTGAGTTAATAGTTTGCTATGATAACACTTTAGAAGAAAATATAATATTAGCTATTAGATATTATGATGAAATAGTTAGAGTTAATGATAAAGATGAAACAATAACTAGATTAGAAATATATACAAAGCCTATTGAAAATGATAAAGGGCAAATAGTTGCTAATGGTAAAATTATAAGAGGAACTATAGAAGATGGTAATATAATTTTATCAGATGAAGAAGATTGTTATTTTGATGATATACCAGTGAATGTTTATATAAATAATGATGAACTTTATGGGGACTTTGAAAAAGTAATAAGTTTAATAGATGCTTATGACCAAGGCCAATCAGACACTGCTAATGATTTTGAATTATTTACTAACTGTATGCTTGTAGTAAATGGGGAATTAATAGATGATGAACAAGCTAAAGACTTAAATGACATAAATTTAATACAATTTTTAAATTCAGATAGTGATGCAAAATATCTTATAAAAGATATACAAGATACTGCACTAGAGAATTATAAAAATAGATTAAATGAAGATATACACCGTTTTAGCTTCGTACCTAATATGGCAGATAAAGAATTTTCCTCAAACGCTTCAGGAATTGCGATGAAGTTTAAACTTATGGGACTTGAAAACTTAGTAGGAGTTAAGGAAAGTAAATTTAAAAAAGGTTTAATGAGAAGAATAGAGTTATTATGTGCTTATACTAAGATGAAAAATAATAGTGATTATTCTTATTTAGCTATTGAGCCAGTCTTTACTAGAAATACTCCTAACAATGAACTTGAACTTTCTCAAATAATGCAAAATTTAACGGGAATATTATCAGAAGAAACAATAATAGGTATGTCGCCTAGAGTTTCAGATATTCAAGCAGAAATAGAGAAAAAAGAAAAAGAAGCTAATAAGCTTTATGAGGATAATTATTCTGAATTAGGTGTTGCAGATGAAGAATAATTTATCTAGTGAAGAGTATTGGCAAAAAAGGGAAGCCTATAAACTCAAAAAAGGCTTAAAAGATTTAAAGAAAATAGAAAAAAAATTAGTTGATGAATATAAAAAAGCTATGAATGAGATAGGCAAAGAAATTAGTAATTTATTTTATAAATATGCTAAAGATAATAACCTATCCTATTCTGATGCAAAAAAATATTTAAACAGTAGCGAATTTAGAGAATTTAAGCATGATTTAAAAACTTATATGAAGCTTATAGAAAAATATGCAGATGATGAACTTTTACTTGAATTAAATACTTTAGCTATGAAAAGTCGTATATCAAGGTTAGAAGAAATGTTTTATCAATGTGGTAAATACATTAATGAAGTATATGAAAGCACTAATAAAAAGCTTCAAATAGCTTACAGTAGCACTATAAAAGATAATTACTATCAAACTATATACGATATACATAAAGCGATAGGAGTAGGTGCGAGTTTTTCATATATTGACAATGATATGATAAAAGAAATATTAGCTTTTCCTTGGAGTGGTAGGCATTATAGTCAAAGGTTGTGGTCCAACAGAACTAAATTAAAAAATGCTATGGTTGAGGAACTTACTCAAATGCTTATACAAGGCAAAGGTGTAAAAGAAGCTTCTAAAGCATTATCTAAGAGGTTAGATGCAGATTTAAAGAATTGTATTAGGCTTATACATACAGAACATTCATATTTTATGAGTGAGTCGACTGCGAAAGCTTATGAAGAATTAGGAGTAGAAAAATACCAATTCCTTGCTACTTTAGACAATAGGACTTCTGAAATATGCCAAAAGTTAGATGGGAAAGTATTTGATTTAAAAGACAGAGTAGTTGGAGTTAATGCTTCGCCTATGCACGTTCACTGTCGCTCTTGTGAAATCCCTTATATAGAGGATAACTATTCAACTAGATTTGCAAGAGATAGCAAAGGTAAAAGAATAGAAGTCCCATCAAGTATGACTTATAAAGAATGGAAAGAAATTTATAAAATAGATTAATTGTGATATTTAATTGTTTAAATTTCAATATTTATACATACTGCATGTGATAATTATATGTTATAATAATATCGAGGTGATTATATGCTAACATATTATTATTTACCATTAGATGCAGATATAGTGGAAATAGAAGTATTAAGGCAATTATATAAATGTTGTAAAGATAAAAGTTTTATTTGCGAATACTCATTAGCTTCATTATCTAACAGTTGTGATAAAAGATTGAATATAACAAAAAGAAAAATAGAAACTATATTAAAAAACTTTGAAGCTAAAGGATGGATAAAACATATAAATAAAGGTGTTGGAAGAAATAAAAGCACTCTTAAAGTAACTTTTAAAGAGAATATTAACAATTAAAATATAGCATTTTCAATGTATTTAAGGACTTATTGTGATATAAGTTCTTTTTTATTGAAAAATATGTGACATTTCTAACAACAATCTAACAACAATCTAACAACAATCTAACAATAATCTAACAAATAAAATGTAGTATTTGCAACGGTTTGAATGATTAATTGTTGCATTTATGTGATATTTATGTGGTATTTATGTGATATTAGCGTGATATTTCTAACAATACTATCAATAAGAATAATAAATAATATATTATATATAGTCTTTTTAGCTTTTACTAAAGTCTTTGGTAGAAGCTTTTTTATTGTCTTTTTACTTGTTATAGACATAAAAGAATAACTCGGAAAACTTAAAGCCTACTATGGCTATAAAATAGGAGGAAATAAAATGGAAAATTTAGAAAACAACGTTGTTAATAATGAAGTACAAGAAAATATAGAGGTAGAAGCTAAAGAAGTTAAGACTTTTACTCAAGATGAACTTAATAAAATAGTTGCAGAAAGATTAGCTAAAGAAAAAAAGAAATTAGAAGCTGAAAGATTAAAACAACAAGAAATGCAAGAAAAGCTTATAGAAGAAGAATCTGAAAAACTTGCTAAAATGACAGAAGCTGAAAAGGTAAAAGCAAAAGCAGAGAAAGAACGTAAAAAGTTTGAAGAAAAAGTTGCTAGATATGAAGCTGAAATGAAAGCATTTGAGCAAGAGAAAATAAAAAATCAAACTATGAAGCTTTTAGGTGAAAAAGGATTACCAGTTGAATTATGCCAATTTATACAATCAAAAACTGCTGATGAAATAATGGAAAATGTAGAAGTGTTTGAAAAGTGTTGGTCAGAAGCTATAGAAAAATCAGTAAACGCTAGATTAAGAACAAGTGGTGAGTTAAAAACTTCAACTACTGCTAAAGCTACTTATACAGTAGACCAACTAAAAAATATGTCAGCAGAAGAAATAAATAAAAACTGGGATAAAATAAAAAATAATTTTAGATAAGAAAGGATAGCTTATAAAAGCTATTATGGTGAAATAATATGGCAGTAACTAACTTTATACCTTCAATTTGGGAAGCAAGATTATTAGCAAAATTCCATGAAAGAAGTATAACAGACTTAATAACTACAGCACCTACAAAGGTAGAAGGAAACAAAGTAATATTTAATAAAGTATCAGATGTAGCTATAAACAAATACACTGGAACTGTAGATTTTAAAGATTTAACAACTTCAAAAGTTGAATTAGCTTTAGATAATAAAAATTATTGGGCATTTAAAGTTGATGATGTAGATGCAGTTCAATCAGCAGGAGATTTAATAGATCCACACGTTGAAGAAGCAGGATATGGATTACAAGAAGCTACTGATAAATTTGTATTAACAGAAGCTTTAGAAACTTCTAATACAGTAACTAAAGAAGATTCTGACAAAGCATATGATTTAATAGTAAAAGCTAATACTGCTTTAAATAAAAATAAAGTGCCTAAGGCTCAAAGATATGCAGTTATAAATGCAGAAGTTTTACAAGATTTACAACTAGATTCAAGATTTACATTACAATATACAATATTAGAAAACGGAATAATAGAAGGTGCTAACATAAACGGTACTCAATTAGTATTCTCTGAAGAATTAAACGGAGGAAAATTTGCTATAGTAGTATTACATAAATCAGCTATAGGATACGCTAAACAATTAGAAGAAACTGAAGCTATGAGATTACAAAACTCTTTTGCTGATGGTATAAGAGGACTTCAAGTTGATGGTGTTAAAACTTTAAGAGAAGAAGCTATAGTAAAATACGTTCAAGAGTAACTGCGAAGTGCTTCAGTTGTCGAAGAAGTGGAAGCCCCACAAAAGAAAACTAGAAAGAAAAGAACTACTAAGAAGGTAGGAGAATAATCTCCTATCTTTTTTATATAGGTGATAATTATGTTAGAAAACATAAAATTAATATTAAATCTTACTGATTATGAGCATGACAACTTAATATTATTATATTTAGCTAAAGTAGAAACTATGGTTGTAGACTATTGCAATGTAAATGAGTTGACTGGGGGACTAGAAAGTTTCATAGAAGATAAAGTTGTATCTATTATGAAGCCTTTAGTAAGTGGAGGGGCTCAAAATACTGGTGAAATTAAGTCTATAAGTAGAGGGGACACTAAAATAGAATATAATGTTGGTGAAGCAGTTGTATCTACTTCAAATAGTGCAACTTTAACTTCATCAGATAAAGAATTTTTAAAGCAGTATAGAAGGGCTAGGTGCTATTAATGACTGATATTGAAATATTAGAAAGCACTTACTTTGATAGATGTACTATTAAGAGAAAAGTTAAAGCTAAAAATGAAAATACTGGTGTAACTGAAACTGTAGAAGAAATAATAGCTGAAAATGTTAAATGTGCTTTATCTAAAAAAGATGTTCCAGTAATGACGTCTGATGGAGTTGGTAAATTAGCTTTTTCACATTTATTATTTTTAAATCCTAATATAGATTTACAAGAAGGTGATACAGTAGAAGTTGCTACAATGGGTAAAATATCTATTTATTTAGCTTCTAAGCCTTTTTATTATTCTTCTCATAGTGAAACTTTATTAAGCTATAAAGAGAGGGTTTAAAATGGAAATTCAAGGATTAGATGAATTTACTAAAACTTTAGAAAATGCTAGTAATAATTTTGATGAAGAAGCTAATAAGAAATTAGATATTATTGCTAGTAAATTAATAGCTAAAGTTAAGCTAAAAACACCAGTTGATAGTGGATTGTTAAGGAGAAGTTGGCAACCTAAAAAGATAAGTAGTCTTGAAAGGTTAGTATTTAATAATGTTAGCTATGGGCAATTTATAGAGTACGGACACCGAACAAGAGGGGGGAAGTCCTTTGTTGACGGAGTTTATATGCTTGAAAAATCAGTAAAAGAAATTGAAACAGAACTTGATAAAGAATTTTCTATAATGATAGATAATCTTTTTAAGTAGAAAGTAGGTTAATATGATAACTTACAAAGATATTTTATATTCTACTACTAAAATTTTATCTGATAATTTTAACTGTGATGTGATAGTTCAAAATCAAGAGGGGACTTTTGAAAACGAATGTTTTTATGTAACTTTGGTACCAGTTACAGTTAAAGCTTCTACTTTAAAGACTAATCAAAAGCAATTAATGTTATCAGTAAAATATTTTGGTGGTAGTAAATTAGATAATTATGATATAGCAGATAAATTAGAAAGTTTATTTGCTAGAAGTTTAAAAGTTAATGATAGAGTTTTAAATATATCTAACGTTGAACCAAACTTTTTAACTGATGAAGTTGGTGATATGTTAGATTTTTTAATTTATATAACTTATTTTGACTTTATAAAACTTAATAATGAAACTTGCGATAATATGCAAGATGTAAACTTAAATATGAAGGGGTGATTGAATGGGATTACCAATAATAGATATAAGCTTTAAGCAATTAGCTAAATCAGCAGTAGTAAGAAGTCAAAGAGGTATAGTAGCTTTAATATTAAAAGATACTGCTAAAACTTCTTTAACGGTATTTGATGAAGGAGATATACCATCTAGCTTAAAAAAAGAAAATCAAGGATTAATAAAAGATGTATTAAAAGGAGCTCCAAACAAAATAGAACTTTATGTATTAGGTACAGAAGGGCAAATATCAGAAGCATTAACATATTTTGAAGGTGTAGAATTTAACTTAATGTGTATGCCTTCGGCTCAAACTTCTGATGTAACTGCTATAAAAGCATTTATAAAGAAAATGAATGATGTTGTTAAATATAAATGTGATGCAATAGTTGCAAATGATAAAGCAGATAGTGAAGCTATAATAAATTATACTGCTAAAAATATAGTAGTAGGTGGCGAAAGTGTAACTGCAGATAATCATACTGCAAGAATAGCTGGACTTATAGAAGGAACTCCATTACATCAATCTATAACTTTTGCTACTTTATCAGATGTTGATGCTATAGAAAATTTAACTAAAGAACAAGCTGATACTCGTATAAACAATGGCGAGTTAATCTTAGTTAGAGAAATGGGAAAAGTGAGAGTTGCAAGAGGTGTAAACTCATTAACTACTTTAACTGATGTAAAGGGTAATGCTTTCCAAAAAATAAAACTAAGAAAAACTTTAAATTTAATACACAATGATTTAAGAAGATTTATAGTTGAAAAATATATAGGTAAAGTTCCTAACAACTATGATAACAAGTGTATCTTAATAACAGAAATAAAGAATTATTTAGATGAATTAGCAACAGAACAGTTAATAGAAAAGGTTAATACAGTTGGTATAGATTTATCAGCACAGAAAAAATGGCTTAAAGATAATACTAACTTAGATGTAAATGCTATGACTGAACAAGAAATAAAAGAAGCTAATACACAAAGTAATGTATTCTTAGCAATATCACTAAAGACTTTAGATGCTATGGAAGATATTATAATAAACGTTGAAATATAAGGGGGTACTGTTATGGCTTTAGATGAAAGAAGAATAATAAACGGTACTCATGGTACTGTTTTTTTAGATGGAGAAGAAGTTTCAGAAGTAAAATCATTTCAAGCTAAATTAGAATTCCAAAAGGAAGAAGTTAAAATGGCTGGTAAAATGGCAACTGGAACTAAATACATGGGTTACAGCGGTAAAGGTTCATTAGCTTTACATAAAGTTAATTCAAGAATGATAAAAGCTATAGGTCAACAAATAAAAGAAGGTAAAGAACCTAGATTTACTATAATAGGTAAATTAGCAGATCCCGACTCTTATGGAGTTGAAAGAATAGCTATAAACAACGTATCATTTGATGATTTAACATTATTTGATTTTGAAGTTGGGGCAGTAGGTCAGACTGAATGTCCTTTTACATTTACAGATTATGACTTTTTAGATTTAATATAATTTTTAGTAAGGCTAGGGTATTACTCTAGTCTTTATTTTTATATACAAAGGAGAATATGGACTATGAGTAATGTAATAGATTTACTTTTAAACGCAGATTTAGAACAAATACAAAGACCTAGTAAAGAGGTTGAAATAAAAAGATTATCCAATATATTTGGAGAAAAATTTACAGTTTTATGTAAGGCTTTAACTTATGACAAGTATAGCGAGATACAAGAAAATTGTATTGATATAACTACTAAAGAGCCTACATTTGACTTACAAAAACTTCAAATAGAGTTAGTTTTTAATGGTGTATTTAATGCACAAGATGGAACAAGATTTTTCTCTAATAAAGAACTTCATAAAAAATTCAAAGTACCACATGGAAAAGAATTAATTAAAAAGCTTTTATTAAGTGGAGAAATAAGTGCATTAGCAGACGCTATAACTGAATTAACTGGATATAAAGGCGATTTAATAGAAGAAGTAAAAAACTAATAAAGACTGATGATAATACTTTCTTAATGTTTTATTTATTTCATAAGAAAAATATCATTAGTCCAAAAGAAAGCTATAATCTATTAAATTCTATGAATAAAGGTGAAAAAGAAATACTTTTAGCTTTTATTAAACAAGAAATAGAAATAGAACAAAAGAAAAACTCCTTAGAGGAGGTGTAATAAATGAGTAGTACAGAAAAAGTATTAAAAGCCAAAATTCAAGCAATAGATAATTTTACTAAGCCTATGCAAAAGGTAATTAGTCAAACTAAAACATTTCAAACTACTGCAAAAGCAGTTAAACCTTTAGTATTGAAAGCTAAAGATATGGCTAGTAAAGTTATATCTAAGGTAAAGGCTCAAGTAGATAAATTTAAGGCTACTAAATTTGGTCAGTTTATCTTAAAAGCTAAGGATATGGCTAGTAAAGTGTTATCTAAAGTAAATGGAACGCTTCGAGCCTTTGCCGGTAAGGTTTGGAGTGCTACTGTATCAGTAAAAGATAAAGCTTCTAGTGTATTATCAAGTATACAAGGGAAACTAAGTGCATTAGCAGTTGGGGCTACAATAACAGTAGGTGCTAAGACTGGATTTAATGAGTTAGCAAATGAGCAAACACAAAAACTTACTATAAATAGAGTAATCCAAAATAGTGGGAAATCTAAAGAAGAAGCTAAGAAATCAACTGATGAATTTTATTCATACTTAGAAGATTATGCAAATAAAACACCGTTTGAAACTTCGGCAGTAACTCAATTCGGTACTAAGGCAGCTATGATGGCAAAAGGGGATATAGACCAAGCTAAAACATTAACAGATATGATGGGAAATGTAAAGGCTTTTGTTGGAGATTTAAGAACTGAAACAGAGGTTGCAGAAGCTTTCTTTAGTGCTAATAATGGTAATATGGAAATGCTTAACAATATGTTAGGTACTCAATATAAAACTTTTGAAGAAGCTAAAGAAGGTATTGCAAAAAATCAAGGTGGCTTAGTAAATGAAATGTCTACTACTCTTGGAGGTTTATTGTCTACAATAAGTGGTAAGGCTAAAAATAGCTTAAAAGGTGTTACTAAGGTATTTGCTGATATGCTAAGTGGTAGTATGAGTGGGATAATAAGCTTTATAGATAGTATATCACCTAAAATGGTTGCTATGGCTGAAGCAGTAAAAGTAGGATTCGAAGCGTTTGCTAAATCTGAACAAGCTAGCCAATACCTAGAAATATTTAAAACTGTATTTGAAGTTGCTTGGAATTTAGTAAAAAGCACTATAGAAGCAGTAAGACCAGTCATAGAAGCTATATTTAACTTTATAGCACAACATTCTACTGAAATATCAACTATAGTTAAGACATTTGGTACAGTGTGGCAGTCAGTATGGAAAACAGTCGGTGTACTTTTACAAGGTGCTTGGAGTATATGTGAGCCTATATTAAGCACATTAGTAAAAGCTTTAGCTAAGGTAAGTGGTGCAGTAGAGCAAATATGTAGTTGGTGGAATAAAATGGTTGAGCTTCTTAAAACTCCTATAAATGCAGTTGTGAATGTAGCTAAAAAAGGTGCTAGTTGGGTAGGAGATAAATTAGGATTATCAGAAGGAAGAAATGCTTTTGGTAGTGGTAGAATTGCAAGAGATGGAACTGTTAGAACGCTTCACGAAGGAGAAAAAATTCTTACAAAACAAGAAGCAAACAGATACGACAAAGGTCAAAATACTAATAGCATAAATGTAGTTGTAAATGGTTTAACAGTAAGAGAAGAAAGCGACATTAATAAAATAGCTTCTCAATTACTTAAGAAAATAAATGAAAGTAAAATAGTTTATGCAGGAGGTTATTAATGGAAATATATTTAGGAACAGATAATGACAAAATAAGATTTCCAGTAGTACCTTCATCTATTGGAGTAAATAGAAGTAATAATATAGATGCTGAATCAGTTATAAAACTTGGAGAAGTGCCTATTTTTAATGGTACATCACTTAAAACTATTGAATTTACTAGCTTTTTCCCTAATCAAGAATATAACTTCTGTGATTATACTGGATTTATGAAACCTTATGAATTTAGTGAGAAAATACAAAAGTGGATGTATGAGGGTAAACCTTTAAGAGTTATTGTTACTGATAGCCCTACTAATATGCAATGCTTAATTCAACAATTTGATACAGTTGAACAAGACGGAACAAGAGATTTATATTTCACATTAAACTTATTAGAATATAGGCCTATTGAAGTGCCTAGTTTAAGCAGTAGTAATACAAGTAGTAATTCAAATAATACTCAAAATACAAGTAGACCTAATGAAGCAAGTAATAATTCAAGTAGTAGCCAAAAAACTCACAAAGTAGTAAAAGGTGATTGCCTTTATGATATAGCTAAAAAATACTATGGTAAAGGTAGTTTATACCCTAAAATTAAAGAAGCTAATACAAGTAAATATCCATCACTTGCTAAAAACAATATAATTCAAGTTAAATGGGAGTTGATAATTCCATGATTAAATTAATATGCCAAAAGGTTAATGGAGAAAAACTCGATATAACTAATTTATTAATTAATGTTACTTGGAGTGGTGATTATAAAAGTTGTGCTAGAAAGCTTGAATTTTCTTTAATTAGTAGCCCTATGGATAAAAATATTCCCAAAGTTGATATACCTATTATGAGCATAATATCTTTTTATGAAGATGATAATGAATTATTTAGGGGCTTTGTATATGAAAGAGAAAAATCTAGTGATAATGCTATGAGTTTTCTATGTTATGACTATTGTGCAAAGCTTAATGATATAAAAGTATCTAAGAATATAAAAAATCAAACTGCTTCTACTATCTATAATAATTTTCTTACTGAATATGGACTTAATAAAGGTGATATAATTCAAGCCAATACTGGTGTAACTAAAGTTTTTTTAGGTGTTACTGCTTATGATATGATAATGACTGCATATACAGAAGAAGCTAAAAATACTGGTAAAAAATATATGTTATATAGTAGAGGTAATAAATTTTATGCTAGTGAAAAAGGTATTGTAAAACTTAAATTATCTTTTGAAGAAGGTAAAAATATATTATCAAGTAGCTTTAAAGAATCTGTATCAAATATGGTTAATAAAGTATTAATCGTAGATGAAAACGGAAATAAAGTATCAGAAGTAAAAAATGAAGAATGGCATAAAGCTTATGGATTGTTTCAAGATATTTATAAACAACAAGAAGGTAAAGACAGTAATGCAGAAGCTAAAGCAATGCTAAAAGACATTGAACAAACTTGTAGCTTAACTGGCTTTGGTGATACAACTTGTATAACTGGCTATGGAGTTCAAGTTAAAGATTCTCATACTGGTCTAGTAGGTTTATTTTATATAGATAGTGATACTCATATTTGGGAAGGTGGAAATTATACTATAGACTTAGAGTTGAACTTTAAAAACATAATGAATGAAGTATCTGTAGGGGAAGATGAAAAAACTGAAACAAATGTTAATTTAGATGGTAGTGCAACTGTAACTGGTGGAAAAGAAGTTAATGCTGAATTTACTGCTTATTATCCAGCTAACAATTCTATGCAAGGTGGTTTGCTTGATGCTATGGGTAATAAATTAAATCCAAATAAATTAACTTGTGCTGCTCCTAAATCTGTACCTTTTAAAACTAAAATTCAAGTAAAAAATACTGGTACTGATAGAGATAATTTAGTTTATACAGTAACAGACCGTGGAGGAGCGATTATAATAGACTCTAACGGTGTTTACCATATAGATTTACTTATGAAAGATAAGAAAAGTGCTTTAGCGTTCGGAAGAAGAAAAGGAAAAGCTTTAATAGGTGTTGAAGTTTCAGAAACTCCTTCTAGTAGCAATGGTGTAAATGAAAAAGCTAATAAAGCTTTATCGTTTTGCAAAAGTAAGCTTGGTACTCCTTATCTATGGGGAGGAACTGGACCAAGATATGACTGTAGTGGCTTAATGATGAAAGCTTATGCTTCTGTTGGTATATCTATACCTAGAACAAGTAAACAACAATCTACTTTTGGAAAATCAGTAAGTAAAAGTAATTTACAAATAGGTGATTTAGTATTCTTTGGAAGTCCAGTCCATCACGTTGGTATGTATTGTGGAAATAATCAATATATACACGCACCTAAAACTAGTGATGTAGTTAAAATAAGTAGCTTGAGTGGTAGAAAAGATTATACTTGTGCAAGGAGGGTTATATAATGAATAATCCTTTTTTAGGTTTATATGAAGTAATGGGAGAAGCAACGAAGGTCGAGCCTTCTTTTTTTATTGCAAAAATTAAAACTCCTTTGCCTAATTTAGAGGTCCAATTAAATGACATTGTACTTGATAAAGATAGTTTACTTATTGATAAATGGCTAAAAGATAGAAATGAAGATTTATTTACTGAATATCAAGGGCATACACATGGTGGAGATACTACTGGGGACGGTAACCACAGACACCAAATAAAATATAATGTTCAAGATAAATTAGAAGTAAATGATAAAGTTATTTTATTGAAAATAAATGATAAATTTATAATCATAAGCAAGGTGGTGAGTATATGAGTTTATTCCCTTTTGTAAGTTATAAAGAGGATATAGTAAAAGACGAAACTTTGCCACTTTATAGGGAAGTCGGAAAAGGACTTAAAATAGTTGAAGGAAATGAAGCTATAAAAATATGGATATATAAAGCACTTCAAACGCCTAGATACCAGTATGAGATATACACTTGGGACTATGGAAGCGAATTGTTAAGTCTTATAGGTAAAGCATATACAAAAGGATTAACACAATCAGAAGCTTCTAGATATATAAAAGAAGCACTTCTTATTAATCCTTATATACTTGATGTAAATGTAATATCTACAAGCTTTGACGGTGATATTTTAAGTGCTAATGTAAGAGTAAAGACAATTTACGATGGTGAGGTGATAGTAAATGTCTAAAACATATGAAGAAATAAAACAAAGAGTATTAAATAACACTGATATAAATGTAGATAAGAGGGAAGGATCATTTTTAAATAATATGGCTTCTCCTTTATCTTATGAACTAGCTAAATTCTATATAGAACAACAAGATTTAGTAAATATGGCTTTTGTAAAAAATGGATATTTTAATTACTTAGACATTAAGTGCGAAGAGTATGGAATATCTAGGAAACAAGGAACTAAATCAGTAGGGGAAGTTATATTTACTGGTGAAAATGGAACTTTAATATCTAATGGCACTATGTTAGTTGTTGATGATTTATATTTTGTTGTTTTAAATGATGCTACTATAGCTGAAAATCAAGCAGAATTAGTTGTAGAAGCCTTAGAAGTAGGAAAGCAATATAATTTATCAACTAATACAAAATTAACTGCTACAGAGCCTATAAATGGCGTAAATGACATATATGTTAAATCTAATTTTGAAAATGGAACAGATGTAGAAAGTGATGAAGATTTAAGAGATAGATTTTTTACAACTATAAAGAAATCTTATACAAGTGGAAATGTTTCGCACTATGAATTATGGACTTTGGAAGTTGATGGAGTAGGTGCTTGTAAAGTATATCCCTTAAAAAATGGAAATGGCACAGTTGAAGTTGTGATAACTAATGCTGATATGCTAGGAGCATCTAGTGAACTAATAGAAAAAGTAAAAGCTAATATTGAAGAAAAAAGACCAATAGGTGCTAATGTAACTGTTGTAAGTGCTACTGAAAAAACTATAAATGTAAGTGCTACTGTAAGACTTTTAGAGGGATGTTCTCAAGACGAAGTTGAAACATTATTTAAAGATAAATTAACTAAATATCTAAAAGAAATAGCTTTTAAAGATACTTATGTATCTACTGCTAGACTAGGGAATTTACTTCTTGATATTACTGGGGTATTTGATTATTCAGATTTTAAAGTTAATGGTGCTATGAATAATGTTAATCTGCTAGATACAGACATTCCTAAGGTTGGTACAATATCTTTTTCTTATACAGAGGTGGTATAATATGAATTTAATAGATATGTTGCCAACTTTTTATCATAATAGCGATTTTGTAAAATCATATATGTCTAGTCAAAGTGTAGAACATAATTTTATAAAAGAAAGTATAGATGATTTAGTTAATAATTTATACGTTGACACTGCGACTTGGGGACTTGATTATTTTGAAGAAGAGTTAGGGCTTAAAACTGATAAATCTAAGACTTATGAAGAAAGAAGAGAACGTATAAAAGCTAAAAAAATAGGTAATGGAACAACTACTATAAAAATGATAAAAGATACTGCTTTAGCTTTTGACTGTGGAGAAGTTGAAATAACTGAAATGTATAATGATTATGCTTTTAAACTTAAGTTTGTAAGTGAAAAAGGTAGACCTAAGAATTTAGATGATTTTAAAAATGCTATAGATGAAATTAAACCAGCGCACTTAGCTTATATTCTAGAATTTATATTTAATACTCATCAACAACTTAAACCTAAAACGCATCAAGAATTAAGCCAATTTACACATCAAGAAATTAGAGAGGTGGTTGAATAATGCCTAACTATACAAATAATTTACAACTTGAAAAACCTTTACTAAATGAAAATTATGATATAGAAATTCATAACAGAAACATGGATAAAATAGACACTGCTATACAAGAAGTAAAAGGTAAAGTAGATGGATTAGAATTAACTGCTGAAAGAGTAAGCATTGCAGATTCTGCTAATAAGTTTGAAGCTACTAATGTAGAAGGTGCTCTTTTGGAGAACAAAACAAGTATTTTAAATTTACAAAAAGAACTAGGAACAAATAAATCTATTTTAGAAGCTAATATAAATGCAATAAGAGAGGTGTTGTAAATGGCAACTCTTAAACAATTAGTTAATGAAACTACGAAAATAAAAAATGAATTAATTACTTGTCATTCTAATTTGAAAGGTAACCTTATAGAAAAAGGCGTTGAATGTAGTAATACAGATAAGTTATTAAGCTTAGCCAATAAGGTTGGAGAAATAGAACTAGGTAAGAAATGGGCAAGTGGAATTTCGGTGGTAAGTTCTAGCAAAATAAGTGTTAGAGGGTTAAACTTTAAACCTAGATTTATATACGGTTATCAAACTGGCGTTGACTATTATGATAAGCGTTCTATTGTGTATTGTTCTTCTCCGGTAATTGATATTTGTGCCGAGTATTCTAATTATTTCGAAGATTACGGAAGAAGCGTTATTTATAATGATGGTTTTGATTTATGGGTTGCAAACGCTAGGGAAGGTGCTAATATTAATTGGCAAGTTTATGAGTAGAGGTGATAAGCTATGAAGCAAATAGGAACTAAAATATATTATTGTTTGCTAACAGGAAACGTAATAAAAATCATAGGTGATTGTCAAGGATATGTAAGAGAAACAACTTTTGATGAAGATTATGAAATATATTCAGAGTTAAAAGAAAGAGAAAAATCTAGCATAGGATTATTAACTTTTAATTATGGTGAATATCCTAAATTATCTCAAGGTAGTACGGGGGTTATGGTTAATCTTGAAACTAAAGAGTTAATATTTAGCTATGAAGAGTTACCAACTCCACCACAAGAGCCTACTGAAATTGAATTAATTAAAATAGAGCAAGAACAACAAAATGAAGAGATATTAGTAAATATGTTAGCTAATACAGAAATGTTTGAAATGATTTTAAGTATGATGCCTACGTCATTATCAATAGATGAAAAAAATAATAAAAATAGTGGAGGTAGTTCAATGATTGAAGTTTATTGTACACTTATAATAAAAGGAGTTAAAGCTATAGAAGATGTGCCTTTGGTAATAAGAGAACGAGTAATAGAAAGATTAAAACAGTTAGAAGTACCAGTTAAGTAGAACTTTTAGAAGTTCTTTTTTTATGGCTAGATTAAATTCTAGCCTTTTTATTTTCCAAAAGGTGGTGACTTTATGAATAAAGAGTATAAAATAAAGCTAGACTTAAATAAAAAACTTTATAATAAAAAAATGGCATTTAATCAGTTTGATGAAAATGTTAATGATTTTTATATTGAAGTAACTAAAAATAACGAAGTAGTAAAAGATTTAGATAAATCAATAATTACTTTAGTTGCAATTAAACCTAATAATGCAGTTGATGCTCAATTCATAGAAGTTAAAGAAGGGCAAATATATGCCGATTTAAAGCCTTCTATGTGCGACTTAGTAGGAAATTATCAAGCTAAAGCTATGATAGTCTTAGAAGGGGAAATAGTAACCACAGACACTATAAACTATTCAGTAAGTGAAGATAAAATAATATCTAGGCTTAATGATAATGTTGTAAGTGATGAAAGATTTTCTCTTTTTACAGATGCTTTATCAAGATTATCTACTATAGAAATATCAGAAGAGCAAAGAGTGATAAATGAAGCTGAAAGAATATTATCAGAAGAAAATAGAAAAATAGAAGAAACTAAAAGGGTAGAAGCTGAACTTATTAGACAACACGAGGAAGCAGATAGAGCTAAGTATGACGCTACAAGAGAAAGTAACGAGAATATAAGAAAACAAAATGAAAGCACAAGATTAGCTAATGAAACTAACAGAATAGATGAAGAAGCTAAGAGAGTTGAGGAAGAAGCTAAGAGAGTAGAAGCTGAACAACTTAGAAAAGATAATTATAACTTTATGACAGAAGATGAAGAACGTAGAAGATTAGAAGCTAATGCCCATAAAGAAGCAGAAAAATTAAGAGCTCAAGCAGAATATACTAGAGTTAATGAAGAAGCAAAAAGAAGAACTACAGAACAAGCTAGAGTATCAGCAGAATATACTAGAGTTAATAATGAGAATACTAGAGAAACTAATGAAACAACTAGACAAACTAATGAAACTCACAGAATAGAAGCAGAAACTCAAAGGCAAAATAGATATAACTCTTTTATATTAGATGCAGAAGCTAATGCTAGTAACTTTGAAAACTATACCAATACTGCAAAGGTAAAAGAAGAAGAAAGAAAATCTAATGAATTAGATAGAAAATCTCAAGAAGATAGAAGAGTATCTAATGAAGTAGAAAGAATATCTAATGAAAACACTAGAAAAGCTAATGAAAAAGCTAGAGAAAAAAATGAAACTTCTAGGCAATATGTATTTGAAAATAAAGTAAATGAAGTTGATAAAAAGATAATTGAAATAAATGCAACTAAAGATAATTTTGTATCTAGTATAAATACTAAAGTCGATACTAAAATATCTGAATTAAATACTACTAAAGATAATTTTGTATCTAGTGTTAATACTAAAGTTGATAATAAAATATCTGAATTAGATAATGCTAAATCTGATATGACTACTACTGTATCAAATAAAGTAAATGAAGTAGAAACTAGATTTAACGCTTTAACTTCAAGTCAACAACAAGATGCAGAAGTTATAGATGCTCGTGATGGAGAAACTTCTCTTAAAGCTAGACTTGATAGAGATATAGAAAAAGCTAAACAAGTTTACGTAAACGTAGAAGGAAGTTGTATATCTACTGATAGTTCAAGTGGTTATTTAAAAGACGTAGAAATTAAAGGTAATACTATACAAAGTGCTTCAAATCTTGCAGATATACGTTCAGTAGGTGATAAGGTAGAAGGCCAAGAACTGTATGAAATACCTGTTTTATCTGTTGGGAAGAATTTATTTGATGGAAATAAGTTTACTCCAAGAGAAGCTATTAATCAATACAGTTATATTGATGGTATATTAACTATGAGTTGCGACGGTCAGGCATATAGAAGGGTTGATTATATATTACCTAATACATTAGTTCATGGCAAAAGATACATCCTTACTGCGAATGTCAAAGCATTAGAGTACTCAAGTGGTTATACTCCAGGACAAAACTTCGGATATGGGTATTATAATGGTGGTAGTGCAGATTACTATGGTTCTTTCGACGCTTCAAGTAATACAGCAAAGTTAGAGTTCGTATATAATGAACAAGGAGAGAATGTTATAGGTTTTCATAACGAAGTGAAAGAGGGACTAACTAAACTACAATGGTCTAACATCCAATTGGAAGAAGGTACAGTAGCAACTCAATACGAGCCATATCAAGAAGATAAATTAACTATTTTATCACCTGTACAATTAGAAAAAGGCGATATACTAAAAGAAGTTGATGGTGTATGGGGGGTAGATAAGAATATAGTTGATACAATAATCACAGGTAATGAGAGTAATACAAGTTTATTTACTTGCAATGATGGTGTTAAGAAATATTTTGGTTTTGTTAAGCCTGGTAATATTTATAATATCAAAAATGGTATTCAATACTATCATATTACGAATAAATTAAAAAATGGAAACGCTTATAATGGCGAAGATAATGTTTTTTGGTTGTTCTTTGATGGCTCAAATACACAGTTACGAATAAGATTAGATGATTCGTACACTACAAAAGAACAATATATGGAGTGGTTAAAGAGTAACAATATATTAGTTAAGTACATCACTACTCAACCACAATTCATACCTTTACCACACGACCAACAAATAAAACTACGTACATTCGCTAATAAAACTAACATTTCATTCCTTACAGAAATAGAAGGAACGATAAAAGCACAAGTACCAAAGAGTTTAGGTTCAAGTATTAATACACATACTGAACAAATCAATAACTTAAATAAAGAGTTAGATAGAGTTAAGAAACTTGAAGAAAGTACAGTATCTACTGTTACTACTGAAAGTGATTTTACTACTGTTGAAGCAACGTCAAATGGATATTTTGAGGATGTGAAATTAGAAGGTAAGACGTTAGTAGTTAATGCAAATAATGAAGTTGTAGAACCAGGAACAGAAGGAGCTACACTTAAATCTGTAGGTGATGGAGTAGATGAAATAGTAGTTTCAAGTGTTAATTCAGATAATACCAAAGCAGATAAAAAACGTCTTTTATACTACAACGAAGAAACTCAATCTTGGGAAAAACCTATATTACGTCAATGGGATAGCATTGAGAAACACGCTGATGGTAAGTATTATTACCATGTTAGAAGTATAGAAGAAGAATATACAGAAGGAGATGAAACTGTAACTGATTATATAACTGATATGACTAAAACAGTTAAAAAAAATTCCTCTGAAAAAGTATATGAATGTACTAACATAGATTTAATAACATATGCAAATGAAACTAACTATATAATTGAGTGTGGTGCAATAGCACCTAAATCTACTTTTGAAATACATTGTAATATAAGTAATGTTGTTAGTATGTTACAAAGAAAAGCGTCTATATCTGAAAGTAATTTACTTACTTCAAATGGTGGTGGTAATGGCGATCACACTCATTCTAATTTAAGTATATTAAATAATATAACTCAAACTAAAGTAAATGAATGGAATAGTAAAGCAGATTCTACTCACAGTCATAGCGAATATGCTAACTATAGTCATACTCATAATGCAAGTGAAATAGAAGGTTTGGAAAATGTAGATATAGATTTATCTGATTATTACACTAAGTCTGAAACTTACAATAAAACTGAAATAGATAGTAAAATATCTAATATGGGTACTGGTGGAAGTGTAGACTTAAGTAACTATTACACTAAATCTGAAACTGATGAAGCTATGAATGATAAAGCTAATAAAATACATACTCATAACGAGTATTTAACAGAATTGCCTACTCATGAGCATAGTGAATATTTAAAAGAATTGCCTACTCATGAACACGAGCAATACTTAACAGAACATCAAGATATTTCCCATAAAGCAGATAAATCAGATATTTATACTAAATTTGAAACTGATAATAAAATATCAGAAGAAATTGCAAAAGCACAACTAGGTGGAAGTGGAGAAGTTGACTTGTCAGCTTATGCTACTAAAAATTACGTAAATGAAGAAATTGCTAAAATAGAAGTAGGGGATAAACATACACATTCTAATTTAAGTGTATTGAACAATATAACTCAAGCTAAAATAAAAGAATGGGATGGTAAGGCAGATGCTTCTCATACACATACTGAATACGCTTCATCTAGTCATACTCACAATTATGCAGATGCATCACACACTCATAGCGAGTATGCTGCATCTAATCACACACATGATTATGCAAGTACATCGCACACTCACTCTGATTACGCTAATAAAGCACATACTCATAGTACAAGTGATATAAGTAATTTAAGCAGTTATGTTTCTAGTTTGATTACTGATGATGTTTATATAAACTCATTAAAAAGCACTATTGATACACTTTCTTCTGAACTTGCAAAGGTAAAGAAAGATATTGAAGCGTTAAAAAATAACTCTGGTAGTTCTAACATTCCTGTAACAGGCATTAACTGTTCTGAATGGGAAGTTAATTTACAAGTTGGACAAACAAGACAAATAATTGCAAGTGTTATTCCTTCAAGCGCCACAAACAAGTTGATACATTGGTACTCTGATAATACTCTTGCTGTTGATGTTAGTTCAAATGGTTTAATAACGGCAAAAGGTGTTGGTTATTCAAAGGTTACTGCTACAACAGATGATGGTGGACACAAATATGATATTCGTGTTACTGTAACTGCAAGTAGTGGTGGAGGAAGTGGAAGTACAACTACCTCTGGAATAAAAGTAGCACCTGAAAGTGTTTCAATAGAACGTGGTAAAACTGTTGACGTAACAATATCATTTGGAAGTGATGTTATAAACAAAAATATTGAGTGTATGAGTAGTAGTGGAGCTATTGCTAGTGTATCTGATTTAGGAAGTCATAGATACAGAATAACAGGAGTAGGTCAAGGACAAACTTCAATAAGATTTAGAACTTCTGATGGGAGATTTGAGGTTTCTTGTTCTGTAACAGTTACTGTACCCTCAAGTGGTGGTGGAGGTGAAATGACTTCAAATGAGTACGAAGAGTCTTGTAAAAGTGAATATATACTTGACAAAATGTACCCAATGGGTCAAGCACACGAAGCTATTCCTTCTGGACTAATCACAGATACGTGGAAACACAATAGTAGATGGGAAAATCAATATAGACCTACTGCTATGGCTCACAGTTGTGGGCAAAGTGGATGTCCAGGAACAGGTGCATTTCAAGCATTAGGGTGTTGGTCAAACATATATAGAGTTGAAGGAACACCTTTTACTCAAAATACTGCCGTTGAGATGAAGGATATAAAAGTTTATGGTTGGTATAATGGAGCTTGGGAATTAGTTCAACATTTACCTGTTCCTAACGGTAATTTCTATCCCGAAAGTTTTGGTGGAGATGTTAATAAGTATTTTGCAGATAGCGTTAAACAAACTTCTACATCAAAAACTATAATACTTAGAGAAAAGAATAAAATTGACGCTATGAATTGGAATACAGGACAGCTTCAAACAGAAAACTGTATGTATCATCCATTCTCTAATGTTAAGAATTTTGATACAAAGTACGAGTATATTTACACTTGTATAGATTTGAGAAAGGTTAAGTGGGATGAAAATGGAGTAGATGACAGAGATAATACACATTATTGCTCAAATTGTGGTGGTGATTGGTGGTTAGCAGAGGGCTTAATGTTCCATGATAGTTGGCAACATAACAAGGGTGTATGTCAGCCTAAATTTATTGAAATTACAAACGAATGGCGAAGATTCTCGATGACAACAGTTCCACAAGGTTGGTCGCATGGTTTCCCTGTATAGGGTTACATATAATTCTATGGCTAGATTAATTTCTAGCCTTATTTTTTTATAAAAGGGGTGTATTGAATGGAACAAATGATAAGTAATTTAGGTTTTCCTATTGCTTGTGTAGTAGGCTTAGCTTATTACTTTGTACAAAAAGATAAATCCTCTAGGGAAGATATAAATAAAATCATAGACAATTTAAGAGAAGATAATAAACTAGACAGGGAACTATATAGAGATACAATAGATAAATTTGATAGTAAATTAGATAAGTTTGCTATAGCTTTAGAAAGTAATAATAACAGACTTGAGTCTATAGAAGATGATGTGAGAAGTATAAAAGAAAGGGTAGGTGTATAGATATGAAAATATTAATATCAGCAGGCCATACTCTTACTGGTAAGGGTACTGGTGCAGTAGGTTTTATAAATGAAAGTCAAGAAAATAGAGTATTAGCTAAATTTATAACTAAATATCTTGAAAAGTTAGGTCATGAAGTAGATTATCATGAAGTAAATAGTGGAAGTGATTATATAAATCAACAAACTAAAAAAGCTAATTCTAAAAGTTATGATCTAGTAGTACAAATACACTTTAATAGTTCAGATAATGCATCTGCTAATGGTACAGAAGTAATATACAGAAGTTCTAAAGGGAAAGTATTTGCTCAAAGAGTTCAAAATAAACTTAAAACTGAATTTAAAGATAGAAAAATTAAGCATGATATAAATGACTTAAAACGTGATTTAGGTTGGTTAAGATTAACTAAGCCCCCTGCAATATTAATAGAAACTTGCTTTGTATCTAATAAAAGTGATACTGATAAATATACATCTAACAGGGAAAAGATAGCTAAATTAATAGCAGAAGGTATAGCAAATCAAACTATTGCTGAAAATAACACTTCTAACACTTCATCTACTGATAAAAAACTATATGCGGTTTGTGTAACTGCTTGTGAGTACAATTCAGCTAAGAAAATGCAACAAGAACTAATAAATAAAGGCTATAAAGATACATATTTAATTCCTAGATAGTTTATTTTGTTGGTAAAATATGGTATAATATAATAAAAACTAATGATAGTTTTTTAAAAATAATATTACACAAAGTAAGAATATATTATCTTTATTTTAATCTTGTATTTTTTATGTTTTTTATTTTTAAAGTTTTGTAATTGTTTTGTAATTTTAGTTAGAAAAAAGCTATTGTCTTGTTGCGATAGCTTTTTTTACTTGCTACAATATAAGTATATCCAACTTTAATTTATGACGCTCGAGTTGTAGAGTATAAATTTAACAGTTAATCGGCTAAAGATTTCAATATCAACAAACAATCATATAAGTTCAGTAAAAGGGGAAGCTTTAGG